GTTTCTAAGTCAATTGCAACTGTATCTATGCCTGTCAAATCTAGATCAGTCAATTGTGGAACAGTACACATTATTTGTAATCCCTTTCAATAATCATTTCTATAAAATGAATAGCTTTTTCTAAGTCTTGTTTCTTTCCTTTGTCGCTATGTCTCACGATATACTTTATAGCACACCCTTCTGGATAAAGCAATTTGTTCTCTATTACAAATTTACTTGGCTGTATTTTATATTTTTGGTAGTGGTTCCCACCTATCTGTTTGTCGTATGGTTTCATCTGACTCCTAAGGTTAGTTTTTTATTTGATGTCAACGTCCAATAATCATTTATCGCTCTACTGTACGCTGTGTATTTTAATCTTAACTGAGTAAAATAATCTTCTCTTCTTGTTATAGTCTCGTCTACAATTACATTATCAAATGTTAAACCTTTTACTGTGTGTATGTTTCCATACTTAACTCTAATATCTTTATCAAAATCAAAACCTTTTTTTAAAATTTTGTTTATGTAAATTAATCTTTCTTGTGTTGTTTTTGATGGTATTCTTATTAAATCAAACTGTGTGTACTGTGTTGTTTCTGGTTTCAATAAACCTTTGTCAATCAATTGTTGTAATGTGTAATCTTGTTTTATCCATGTATCAAATATTTCTTTGTTAGATTTACCTCTAACAATAACTTTACTACCCATGTAATCCCAAAAATGTTTTATCTGTACAAGACTCATAGGGTAACCCTTTACAAAATCTGGCCATAGTTTGTGGCATCTTAATTCTTTCTTAGATACAAATGCTGATTGATCTACGTGTGCAAACTCTATACCCTTTTTAATAAAAAATTCTCTGCAACGGTTGTCACTTGGTGTTCCTCTAAATGTAAATAAAAATGTTTGATCTGTGTTTTCTATTTTATCTAATAGTATATCAAGATGTCCAGATCTTTCTAAGTCTGGTAAATAATAACCTTTACCTTGTATCATTTGTCCATCACGTTTTGCCGGTGTCCATATTCTATGTGACCCGTACTTATCCCATACAGGCGCTATTATACTTTTACAAAGAGTGTTAACCGCTAGACTACACCTCTTACCTTCTTCTAATTCTTTGTATGGGTTTGCTGCTAGTTTATGAAAATAATCTGCGTCAGACCCTGAGTATTCAAATAATGTTTGATCTGCATCTCCAACTAAATAATAATGATTTTCTTTTACATTGGTTGCCATTTTATCAATAGCTTTTCTCTGTGGTACGTTACTGTCTTGACACTCATCTATGATAAGAGCATCAATTTCCGGAGCTTTTGCTTGTTCTGCAAACTCGTCAATCATGTCTGCATAATCACATTTGTTATTATCTTTTTTATAATCTGTGTATATTTTGTATAGATCTTTTATTAACTCTATATTGTAGGGTTTAAATGCATCTCTATTACATTGTTTCCAATACTGATCTAAAGTTTTACCATGGCCTCTTGCCTCTGATATATATCTATAAAATTTATGTTTCTTTTCAATGTCAGATTCTGTATCTAAATTAAAATATTTATCTTGTATGATTAAATTTTTGTGATCATCATAATCAAATTTATCTTTTCTTAATAATCTGTTTCTACAATAGCTATGTATTGTACAAATTTTATACTTCATAGATTTTTGTGTAAAACCTCTTTCTTTTATCTCTGGTATTTGTAGTATAGCTTCTCTTATTTGATTAGCTGCAACGTTAGTGTGAGATAGTATAACTAATTTATCAGGATGATATTTTGGTAAAAGGTCCTTGTACAATCCTACAATAAAACCATGAGTTTTTCCTGTGCCTGGAGGCCCTGCAATAAATCTAGGCTTCAAAATCTATCTCCCCTACGTTTTCTGTAAACTCTCCCTCTAGAATTATATCTTCGTTATCTATCTCTGGTTGATCTATTCTCCACGATACCAATGACTTTTCTTTGTATTTACCCCTATTTTTTTTTGCTTTTAATATTCTTTGTATCTTCATAACTAGATCTACTCGTTCATAATTTATTTTTTGACTCTGTAAATAATCTTCAAATCTATCTAAACTAAACTCTAGTGTGTTTTTGTTTTTACTAAAATAAGGTAAACCATATTGCGCTAATTCTTTTTTATCTGTGTATGCTTTAGTTTGTTTTATGTATCCAATAAAATGTTTTTTAAATACTAATCTGTTATCTGCTTCTTCTACATAATCTAATGACTTATCTCTTGATTCATATTTCTGTCTCATGATAATCTCAAAGTCAGCAGGTTTCATTCTAGGAACCCATACAGATGCTTGTGTAATAACTTCATCATAAAACAAATTTTGTTTCATAAGCTGTGGTCCTGTAACTATAATTTCTTTTGGTGTCGGTTTACCTTGCACAACAGCATTTATCTTAACTATGTATCTGTCATTACCATACTCAGTAATTTCACCTATTGATTCTTCTGCAATTTCTTTTCCATTAGCTAAATTTTTATCGTCTACTCCTACCCAACTAAATAAATCTGAAATTGTTTTGTTAGAACAGCCAACAATTTCTGCAAGTTTAGGTATACCAAATTTTCTGTTTGCTTTTTTATGTGAGGTGCCTTTACCTTTTCTTTTATCACACTCTTCATCTTTTGCTGCAACAGCAATTTTATAAATAAAATCGTCTATATATTCTACACTCCACTCTGTATGTTTTAACAATACACCAGCGATTGCAGTGCAATAATCATCTCTTTGACCAGTGCCTGCATATGTAATGCACAAAGCAGCAGCTAATGCTATCTTACCTAAATCAACTTTTAAATTACCTGGATACTCATTTATTCCTTCATACTTAACCCACTCTACTATTTCATTTGTTTTATGATATTTGGTTTCTGGCACTAATGTATATTTATTAGAACCATGTCTTATTTCACAAAGCGTAGCACCGTGGCCATAATCTTTATAATAATTTTCTAATTCTTTTGGTAATGAAAATTTTTTATAATCTAATTTTCCTGACCAAAGATAATGACTTGATGGATTATTTCTTCTTCCAAATATAGCACCACAAGATTTTATGTGGTCATCTACAAATCTTTTTACAACAGGATTATCAATATCAAAATCTATATCTTGATCTAATCTAAGTCCTATCTGTTTGTTTATATGTTCTATTTTCCATTCTTCTTTCGTAATTTTAAAATCTGGGTTGGACCATTTTTCAACGACAGATTGTTTTGTATCGCAGGGTATAATAACCCTATCCATATCTATCCAGTGGTCACAGGTGACCGGTCCATCAATTTTATTCTCTACCATAAATTTTATGGGCGGATCCACTCTCGCTTCGCCGCCCATTCCCTAGGAACTATAAATTGATTGTTTTTTTAGGTTCTTCTTGAGTCTCTGGTTTAGCTTCAATCTCACCACTACCTACTTTTTCTGCGAAATTTTTAGCTATATCATATACCCCTTTATCCTTTATTGGACCAATTTGAGATACATCCCAACCAAACCATGTTCCTTTGTCATTAGACATTTGAACAGTTTTTAGTTTGTAAATGTGGCTATAAGTTGGCGGAGTAAACAAACCATTTTTACCTTGTAATTTAATACCCATCATCATTGAGTTCCATTTTCTACTAATTTTTAATTGAGTAGCTCTCATAGAAATCAAAGCTGTTGTAGGGCTATCTCCCAATAAAATTACAAAATGATTAGCAGTGTTCTCGATATAATTACCATTTGGTAATCTATCTTTGTAAGATTTATCACGAGTAGTTTTACTCATAATATCACTATCTGCATCATGGATTGCAACTGGTGCTCCAGTGCTTGCGCCTCTATCTGCCCATTCTACAAGTTGTCTTTTGTAGTGAACAGGGATAACATCAATACCTTTTGATCCGTCAAAACATTGACCGCTCACAGTATTTAATATCATACCAGGTTCTGCACCTTCAATATGTTTTGCATGTACCTTATTTACTTCTGGTGATAGTTGTCCTAACACTTTTAGAAAAGGTAATGCTAAATCATCTTGTGATATATTTTCTGCACCTGCATTTGCATCTGCCTCAAATAAATTTGTAGACAAAGCACCTGCTTCTTCTTTTTTTGCTATGTTTGTTTCATTGCTCATGTTTATTGTTTCCTTTTTATTGTTGTTTTATTTCCAACATATACGTTGAAAAGTTCCGTTGGCATTTCTTTACCTGCCTCAATACGCTCACGGACTAGCGCCTTGAGAGTCATAGGCTCAACTTTCAACTTTTGTTGAGGTTGATAACCTTGACCCTCCGCAAGAGCAGCATAATCAGCTGCCTTGTTATCCTCGTTGCGACCAAAAGATACGGATATCTCATTTTTGATTATATCTCCTAGTCCATTGTTACGAAGCCATC